TCGTTTAATGTTCTCATTTTTTATCCTTTTTATTTGCTTCGTTCCGACTTTAAATAAATCTTCAAAGACCAAACAAAATTGTTGATTAAATATGATGGGGGATTTCTCCCCCACCACAAATTATTTATTATGAAGTAGTTAAGTCTGTAACCATTCCACTTGCTTTTTCATTTCTTGACTCAAGAGTGTACTCAGCAACCATAAATCTCTGATCTGCGTCAGCAGTCTGAGCTGGAGTTTGCAAAGCAAAATCTCTTAAGAAAGAAACTGCCCAGTAGTCCATCTCTAATATAAGAGCATCTTGACCTACTTTAGCAGGAGTAGCATTAGCACCTCTAATGAATCTGTTTGGAGCTACTTGCATAGTTCCGAAATCTGACTCATATACATCAATAGAAGTAATTAATCTTCTATCTTCAGCAGCGTCAAATCTTGTAGATCCACCAGTAAAGCCTGATAGTTTTTGTTTATTGAAAGCACCAACCATAATCATGTTAGGGTTTCCGCCTTCATTGTAACAACTTCTCAAAACACCTTTTAACTGATCTTCAGTAAAAGCTCTTTGAGTACCATCTACTCTAGCAGCACCATTACCTGCACCAGATCCACCAGCACCTGCATCAATATTAGTTTCGATCCATGTTTGGACTCCACCTAATTCTCTTGCAGTTGTAGCATCTCCAGCAACAGCAGCGTTGTTAGATAAAAGAGCAGTTTCCATATCTCTTTTTAACTCTTTCGCAGCTTTAGCTACTTGGTAAGCTAACTCATTGTTTCTACCAGCAGATGTTACAGCATCATTAGTTCCTGATACTTGAACAGCTTTAGTAGAGATTTGAGTGTAGTTAGTTTCTTTAGTTGTCGCACTTTGAGTTCCATAAGAAATCGCAGCACCTTCAACCGCAGCATTTGCAGCCACATCAGCTAATGCGTCTGTTTGCCATTGGTGTGAAGTGTTTGTTGCTTTTGTTTTAGCAACGCCAGACATAAAAGGTGTTTCAGTTGGTGATATTGAATAAATAATATCTGCCAAATCTTCTCTTATGCCGACTGTTTGGTATGTTTGATATACAGCCATTGTTTATCTCCTTAGTAGGTTATTGTTTATAAATAACGAAGTAAAAGATCAGTAGCGTCTTTTGGACTTCCTGACTTTTTCAACGCTTTAATTTGATTCAACCTAGACTTAGAGTTTAATTCTTCTTTTGTACTTTTAATGCCTGACTTAACAAACTTAGTAGTTGGTTTAACTTTTTTAGAAACTAAATTAGGTTTAGCTGATTTAGTTTTATTAAAGTTCATACCATCCATAATCACATCGAAATATCTTGAATCATAAATTCTTGCGACATCCTCATTTGAGAATCCCTTAGAACTTAAGTAGTTCATAATATTCGATTTAACTGTTGCACCTTTTATAGGATCAGCAATTTCAGGATGTTTCATGTGAAGTTTTTTTTGTTCTTCTCTTAACAATTCCTGGAACTGAGATTGTTGATGCTCTCTCAGTTTTTGCTGTGCTTGTTGAATTGATTGTTTTCGTTTTTGTATTCTACGATCAACTCTAGCAGCTTCAGTCGGATCTTCCTCCCAAAGAGCATCTAACTCTTTAGAATTCATATCGTTGTTAATTTCAGCATTCAAAGTAACGACTAAAGAATTTAAATCTTCCATCTTTGTTGAATACTGGTTTTTCAGACGATCTTCTTCGGCTTTTAGCTCTCTTTTTTCAATCGCTATCTCCTCAGTTTTTCGTCTATAGTCGGCATCTTTTTGATAACCTGCTTTTAATTCTTCAAGGTCAACATCAATCTTTTCACCATTGATAATAACTTGGTGTAGATCGGTTTCTTGTTCTTCAATCGCATTTTCATCTTCGGATGCTTCTTCTTCTAAAACTTCCTGAACTGGTTGTTCCGGTTGAGTTTCAGTTGGTTGTTCAACCTCAGTTTCAGTTTCTACTTTCGCTTCAACTTCTTCTTTTGGTTCAACTGGTGTTGCTTCTGCTTGAGGTTTTTTGATAACTCCTTTAGAGTCCATTAAACCTTCAATAGATTTAGCAGCACCTTGTACTGACACATTGTTCAGTAATGGGTTACTGTCAGACATTTAAGTCCTCCTATGGTTAAGCTGTCTTTCGACTTGGCTTTGATTTAATCAAAGAAAAAAAATTTCTTTGCTTATTTCAACCTTGATGGTTAAAATTTTGTTTGGCGTTGTTGTTTTCTAAAATCTTCTAACTGTTTCTCTGCAAGTTTCCCTGTTTCAATTACAGTTTGAAGATGTTGTTCTACTTTTCCAACAACATTATAAGCAATCCAGAGTTTTTCTCTAGTATCGCTTTCTTTCGCACCAGTTTTTTCAAGTAGTGCTTCAGAATAAAGTTTTTTTAGAGAATCAATTGCCTCTATAAAAATTTTATTCTCCAGTATTTGTTTGGCTTGGTTGGATCGGCTGATTTCTTCCGATCTCCTCACCTGGTCTTTGGTTTCCATTTAGTCCTTGTAACTGTTGACTGAACATATTAGTCGATTTTGTGGCTTGTTCAAGAATTTTGTTATCTCCTGCCACCATCATCTTATCTAAATCTGCATCAGCTTTAATTTTTGCAGTATCTAACTGAGTATTATATTTTAAAGCCATTTCTTTTATCTTCGCTTCAAAGTCTAATTGCATTTCTTGAGTTTTTTGAGCCAATTCTTGTGCTTGTAATTGTAGATCAGCAATTTTTCTCTTATTCTCAGCATCAATTCTAGTAAATTCTATTTTTTCAATAGGAGTTAGAGGTGGTGGAGCTGGTGGAGGCATCATTTGTTTGCCAATATCAGGATTAACAAAGTAACTTTCCACATTTTTAAGTCCAGCGTTCTCAATTACTTTCGATAAAGTGTTATAAATATTTTTTAGAGTTACCATTGGCATCTCTTTTCCACCTTGTAACTGAAATGCTTGAAGTTGTCGTTCAAGGATGTTGTTTAGAATTAGGATTTGTTGTTCTTTAGAGCCAGTTCCAAGTCCTACCACAATATTAATATTAAATTTATCTTTCCATTCAGTAGGTTTAACCGGAATGTACTGATTATTTAACATAACAATTCTTTCTTTGTCTTGATACTTAACCATAAGCTCAAATATTTTTCTAAATAAATCTTTAACACCTGTTTCAGCAAATATTCTAGCAATTAATTCTGAACGCATTTGAGTTTGCGTCATCAAAGTATTTACACCAGTTGCAGTTTTTGAATTTAAAGTATCTGCATCTAATCCTTGAGCAGACTTTGTAATTCCAGTTCTAGCTTCTCTAACAGAATCTAAATAAGATAACATTGGAAATGCTTGTTGTGAAATCGGTTGAGCTTGTAAAGGCTGCATCACTTGTCCTGGAGGTTGCTTAGTTCTAACTACACCACCTGGTCTAGTCGTTAAAAGATCATCCATATTCACCATACCATCCATGATCGCAACTCTGTTATTATTCGTTAAATACATATTGTCTAATAACTGACGCATAACAGTTGATTTCATTAATTGGATGTCTTCAACTAATTCTGAAATGGATCTTCCATAAAATCTGTGTGGCATTGGAATAGGAGTTACAGTTACAAATGGAACATTATCGCAAGGCATATTTTCTAACACCATAGAACCATCATCCCCTGCTGATACAATTCTTCTTAGTTCTGCAATACCATCTTCATCGTAATCGTATTTTACATAAGACTCATAGATTAAAACTTTTTCTGTAGATTTATCTGTAGCACTATCGACTGGATATTCGTCTATGTTTCTTTGTCTAGTAATTTCTTCAGTATTGTAAATATCTTCTTCGCTAGTTGGTAAGTCATTAACTTCATCTTCATCATAACCCATAGCAACTAGGTCTGATCTTGACATTAAAACTTTATGCGAAACAAAATCGGCATCGTCAATAGACTTTGCATTTCTATCAATTAAAAATTCTTCTGGCGGAACGCTTTCGATTTTTATTTTACCAGTTTTTTTAGTTCGTTTAATTTTGCAATTGTATAAAATAAAATCTGGTTCTTGAACTTGAGATACATCTGCTCCTTGATCTTCATATTGTTCTAGTAGTGCTTCAAATTGTTCTTTTGCAGTTTCATCTTCTATTTCTTCTTCTTCAATAATTTCAATTTCATCTTTGGTATCTTCTAATAAATCTTTTTCAGCTTTGGATAAATTTTTGTAAGTTTCAAATTCTACTTTTTCACTTTCGTCATAATAAATTTTTAAGAAACCATTTTTTTCAATTAGAGCATCTTTAAAAAAATTATATAATAATTGGAAACCATTATTGTCTTTGTAAAACACATGATTTAAATATGCAGTTGCTTGTTCTGCCAAAGGTACATCTTCCGCAGTTACCGGTTCGCATCTTACTACTTTATCACTTGCTGTAAAAACTCTAAGTAGGTTTGGCAAGATACTTTCGATTGTATCTGCAACATCAGTTGATACTACCTGACTACGACCATCTATTTCTGTTCCAAGTTTATCTCCTAAATAATATTCTAAAGATTTTCTTCTAGACTCAGAAAGATTACCTCCTAAATACCCTAAAGCATTTTCTATTTGGTTGGATAATAAACTTCTTAATTTAGGATCTGATAATTCGATTATTTTTTTTGCCATATTAAACTATATAATTTGTGTCCACATAAATTGGTTTGTCCCAATCTGATCTTTCGATAGGTTCTGTCACAGCTCCATATCGTACTGAGTCTGCAAAGTGTGATGCCCAGTTGTGCAAAGGTTTATTTCTAAAACAATTATTTTTTTCATCCCAGCGTTTGCAATATGATTTTAATGCCTCAACCAACTTTTTGCAATTGTTTTTATGAAAGTAGCACTTAGGCAACATTCGTCTTACTTGCTCAATACCATCTTCTACACTAAGTTTAGGTGCTATGTCAAATTCTAGCCCCATTTCTTTTGCGGTTTCCCACCTAGACTTATTCGTTCCAATCTCTCTAACTCTAATATCATGGGGAGCTATATGCTTTGAGTAGTTATAAGGTTTGCTATCTATAATATTTAAATAATGCTCTAAACCCTCACCTGCATTTTCATAGCAGTCGATTATTCTAACTTCATCATTGTGTCGTTGAGCAAAGGTAATCACAGTAGAGTCGTTCATTCCTAAATCCCACCATGTTTCGACCTCTAAATTATCATCGATTTCAAAATTTTTAACATTCCCTTTTTCTTCTAGTTCCTCAATTGTCTTACCATAATAAGAACCTGATATTCCAGCTTGGAAAGAACATTCAAATTCTTGAGCATAACTTTCTGGCGACATCGTTTGTTTCGCAGCTTGTAATTCTTCCTTTGCTATGATGTTTGTTTCACTAGCTTTGAAGACTGCTGTAAACCAATCTTTATTGTGTTTAGCATTTTCATGTAAATCAAAGAACCAGTTTCTTCCCATCGGAGTGCCTATGAATATTGCAAAGCCTTTTCTGTCCGACAAACATGGTCTTAAAATGGTATCAAAAAGGTCTGGCGAAAGGTTTTGAGTTTCATCGCAAACTATCCCATCAAAATACTGACCTCTTATGGCAGCACTATTCTCACCGCCTAAAATTTGTATTCTTGAGTTATTAACTGAGAAATCTACCCTAAGTTCAGACTCATTGAATTTTGTTCCTGGTATGGCAGAGGAAAATTGTTTCATATAATCCCAAGCGGTTGACTTTCCTTGTAACCGGTAAGGAGAGATGAAAGCAAATCTAGGATAGGGTTTATTGCTTGTTAGAGCAGCTCTAATGAGGTGGTTGATAGCAAATACAGTCTTACCCCCTCTACGATGAACAATGATGACATTAAAGCGGTTCTTATCGCATTTTTCATGCAAAAAATTTTGGATTTTTCTTGGTGCATAGGGAATTACAATTTGTTTCATTTTAAAACAAAACCCCCCTTAATGTATTGTTTCATTTGAATCTGGATAATCGTCTGGCAAAATAAATTGTGTTCTTAAGAATTCAGAAAAGTCTTCAGCTTCATCGTTTGTTTTAAAACCTTGAAAGTGTGTAATGACAATTGGTTTTTTTGTCGTTTTATCTTTCATAATGAAGATTATTGTTTTTAGAAATCTATCGTCCATGTGTTTGTAGCATACATTAATTTTAATTTAACCGGTAACACAAAATCAGGTAGCCACCAATTAAAAACCCCCCATATTTAGTAATTCAGATCCAATAACCAACTAGTTACAACCATAAATTTTATATCAATAAGTTATGAGTTATCATTAGTAATTTTCCGATAACTTAAAGGTTATCAGAAAGTTCGCTATTTGTTCTCATTTTGTGATATTTTTGCAACACCTTGTATGTATAATATGTTTTTTATGTGTGCAAAGAATACCCTTAAACCAATAAAATCAACACTTTTAAAAGATTTTAGACTTAAATAATTCATAGTTTATTTGCTCCAACTTATATTTAATGGTTGTTTATCATCACCTTTTATAGTTAATTCGGCAGCTTTTCCGAATTTTTTAGGTGAAATCTTAGCAGCTGACCATTGGGATGATGCAATAGTTAGTTTAAAAAGATTAACCAAGTTCTGACCGGCTTTAGCGTCTATTATTCCAGACTCAATCTTTGCTTCAAGTTCAAGTCTTTTGTCTTTCAAGTTGGATAATTCAAGATCAATTGCTAATTGTTTTGCTTGATTATATTTTTGCATGAGCTCATCAGATTTAACCAATTCATTTCTGAATGATTGCCAGGTATAGTCTATTTCAGGCTTTTCAAATACTTGTCTAATGGTTAAACCATCCGCTAATAATTCAAGGATCTTTTCCTCAAGTTTTTTATTTAGTTTTCTAGGTCTTCCAGCCATTAGTTTATAATAATTCTAAAGTGTGAGTCCTCCAGTTAGAAAGGAAAGAAAGAAAGGTATCTGAAAGACTCACTAGTTAATTAACTTAATTAGGCTAAAAACAACTAAAAGAGGGAGCTTTGTAGCCAATCAATCTATTACCACAATATATGGTATATTACAAATCAAAAGGTTTTCTAATTGTGTTAAATGTTCGCTTATCAAGTGTGAGTGGGTTTACCTTTAATTTACCGGAGAACATCAATTTATCTATGATATTTTGGCAAGTCCAAGCTCCAAAGGCTTTATTCTCAATAATCCAGAACATCTGACTCCAGGACAGCATCCCACTTTTAAAGTCGTTTTCTATTTGTCTAACTATTTCAACCTTGTCCCCCATGCTGTAATCATTCTTATAACTTAGCTGCAAAGGTTCACCATTATAATAATATTTATCACTCATCTTTTATCTTTTTAAATCCTTTAAAACCTTTATTAATATTGTTATTATTATTATTGTTATTACTCTTATAATACTGCCCAATTTTTGGGTAGTCTGATTGCTTAAATTTTGACACCCTGATTACCCTTTTTTTGGGTAGTCTTAAGGTATATTTGTTGGCACTTGATAACCTGTGAATAACTAGGTAACCATTATCAACAAGCTCTTTTTTTGCCTTTTGTAAAGTATTAACAGAAACGCCTAATTTTCGACACAAATTAGAATTTCTTAAGTTCCTATAATTATCAGATAATGACTTAATATAGCAAAATAATATTTTAGCTTCATTTCCTATATTCTCATCATATATTAATTGATTTGG